CCGAATGTGTTGTTAGATTCAGGGGACATCATAACGAAGTCAAATATCTAATCTCTGTTCTTCGTCCGAACACAGTATATACGCTTGCAGTTGATAATTCACTTCCCACTGACGTAGTACTGTATATCTCCTCTTTACCGGTAATTGGAGGAGGAAACTTCGATAATGTCGAGTACAAAGACGTGAATGAGATGCGTTACAGTAATCGTGAACATGAATTACTGCTGCAAATGTGGAATGCATCTCCTCGTGTTTGTCGTGAACTAGAAATCGATCCGGCGTCTGACAATGCCAGCGACGTAGCGACCGCACTACTGACTATAAAGAGAACCCGTCGAGAGGATTTACCTGAATCGATGCAGTTTTTTCATGGGATTCTCAATGTGCTAATCGCGAACGTACCAAACGAACATCTGCGTATTCGTGTGATCTGCGATAACCTACTGAAGTACGCAAGTGATATTTAATAAAACTTAGGAGATGCCATCCTATCGCGACAAGTTTGAGGCAATTAAGAAGTCAGTTGAAAGCATGGAACAACGAGTACTTATCGACTCTGCGATTTTACGCGCTATGCGTAGCGAGATTGACGAACTCAAACAGTCTCAAAATACTGTAAAGCATCCTGTCGAACCTGCAATCGACCCGTTCGTCAAGAATCAGCTTAGTGTGGCTCTCGGTGAGGTCGAGGAATTATTGTTCGGCGAACGACAGGCGTCGGTCAATCTTGCATCGTATTCTACGAAAGAGATCCTCGAGGAATCGGTTAAGCGTCTTCACGATGTCGCTCAAGTGTTGCGCGATTCTAGCACGAGAGCAGAAACCATCCTTGAAGGTCTAGATCTTGCTCCAAAAGGCAAACTACTTAAGCGAGAAAGAAAGGAACAAATGCGAAAGGCAAGTATATCCTCGTTGACGGCTTCTCTCGCAAAATCGCCTCCAGGATCGTCTCGAGGTGAGTTGCAGTCGCCTCCACGTTTCCGTAATGATAGTAGTAGAGGATCATCTCCGCGCGGCCGGAATCCGGCTTTCTAGCTTGTTACACACGAACGACCGATTTACGAAAAC